ATAGAAATACGTTGTGGCGTATTAATCTCGTAGAACTCCATCACTTCATTCAGGGGTTCCACAAACGGTTCGATGATATCTTCGTTAGTGTCTTCAAAGAACTCGTTTAATTGCTCAAAAGTTACTAATGCCATGAGCGCCTCCTTTCGGAGGCTATTTAGCCGTAGAAACGATTACCCATCATGGAACGGAGCATAGATTTGAATTCAGCGAAAAGATTGAGAAGGGATACCATTTGATCTCCAGTATTCTTTGAGTGCTACCTGTGCGATATCGAAACGTGTGAGACCAAGATGGTTCAGTTCTTTGTCTGTGAGTTTAGAAAGTTCGATGATTGTGTTATAGTATCTGTATGTATCTTTGATCCATTTGATCATTGTGTGTCTCCTGTGCAAACGGAAAAAGCTGGGCGACTGCTGCCGCCCAGCGCATAATGAAAATCTCAATAAAGGAATTAGTCCTTGATGTCGATCTTCTTAGGCTTCTTATGCTCAGGGATAAAGTTCTCGAGCCATACCTTAAGAATACCGTTAACCATTTCTGCGTTCTTGATTTCTACAGAATCAGCAAGAGTGAACGTGCGAGTAAATGCGCGCTCTGCGATTCCCTTGTAGAAGTAATACGCATTAGCATTATCCACGTCGTTGGCGTCCTTTGTCTTACCAGTGATGGTTAGCTTACCACCATCCAGCGTGACTTCCAGATCCGTCTTAGCGAATCCAGCGACTGCCATTTCGATGACATACTTGTTCTCATCAACCTTCTTGATGTTGTATGGCGGATAGCCAGGAACATTCTTGCCGATAGTTTCGAGCTGATCAGCAAGCAGTTTGAATGTCTTGTCGAAACCGACAGACATAGGATCAAACTTATCGAAGAGTGATGGGATCTTTGTGAATTGTGCGTAGTCGTTCATAGTAATGTCTCCTATTAAGCGAGATTATGTTATGTGACCCCGAAGGCATCACGTTCTATTTAGCACGATCAGTCGTTGGTTCGCTTTTTACCAATATTGTATTTGGCTTCCAACTTCCATTCATGCTTTTCCTTATGCGCTAGAATCTTGATTTGATTCAGTGGCGCAACAGGATCCTTAGTTCGCTCTGTATCAACAACATCAATCAACTCCCATTCGGCAAGCAGATTGGCGATTGTGTTACGACGAGCCTTGTCTTCATCTGAGAAGTTTGTGGGCTTACCGTCTAGGGCGAACAATTCTTTGAAGTGAACGATATAGTATCTACCCTGCTTATGCAGGATATGACATGACTGAAACAATACCTTATCGCGTCTAGATGCGACTCCGATACGAGTTAGTGTTTCGCGAATCTTTAGGAAATCTTCTGCTGATCGAAGTTTGACTTCGACCATGTTTTCAACCGATGCGTTCATCCTTTTCCACCTTTATCGAGTGCTACCTCGATCATGGCTAGCTGTTCATCGGTCAAGACTCTGAGCACCTGCTCCGCCTTAGCACGACCATAGCCGAAATACTCCATGATCATTTCGACGGTCGCGTCGGGTTTATCTTTGCCCCATTTGGAGCCTTTCCTCTTCCGCTTCCGCAGGCTATTTAGGAAATACTCATATTGCAACTTGTTCTCGAGATGAGAACGCATATTCATTTCGTTGGCGTAAAGGACACAATCCTGAAAGTAGGATAGCGAACGATTCGTCAGAAATGGCTTATACAGCTTTTCTGATAGCTCGTCGTTCGCCGACCCGCGCATCAGGTTCTTTTTAGAGTTAGTGACACTCTCGACGTATACGAATGGATTACTCATTTGAGATAAAGTTCATAACAGTGTTAGCGGGAACTTCGTTTTTACGTTTCCTCTGAGAGAGCTTTTTCTCATCCCAGCATACGACACAGATCCGTTCATGAAGGTCAGTGACCTTATCGAATCGCTTCGATATGCCTTTGTAGTAGAACTGACCTAGAGCTTTTGTTTCACCACAAGACGGACAGCATTTGGCACGGATACCTTGCTTGCCGTCGAGTGTGTTCACGAACATTTCAGTTTCATCTGGAACCTTGCGCCAAACTCTAGCGCCTTTACCTTCACGTCTTGCAGCAGTCATAATATATCTCCATCAGATTTCAAGATGTTATTTGAACTCACAGTCCAACATAATCTGAGTCATACAAGCAGCCAAATTGATCTCCTGATCCACAACGAACGCAGCCTTATACTGATAGTCAGCCAAAGCCATAACGAGCAAAGGAATAGACTCAGGTTTCATAACGGTGCTTGCTGCGTCATAGAGCTTGCGGAACAGAACATTCACATCCATGCTAGAGTTCTGACCAACCCACTTACGCATAGCTTCGTATTCTCTGCTTTTCAGATACTTAACAAGTTCCTTGATCTCTATGTTATCAACAGAAGCCAAGATACCAGAGTCGATCTGACCTCTAGCTGAGTATCGCTGCAACTCATTCAACACTCGACGCCAATCAGGGAAGTGCTTCATGATAACTTCAGCAAGAACCTTCTTATCGTAGCCTACGTTCTCCTGATCAAGGATCCCGCATGCGCGCGAAAGAAACTGCTTTGCAAGCTCTGCCTTTTCACTCGCACCAATCTTGAACTCGATTACAGAGCATCGAGAATGCAAAGGATCGATGATACGATTGACAAAGTTACAAGTGAGAATGAAACCACAGTTCGACGAGAACTCCTCCATGAAGTTACGGAGTGCTGGTTGAGTTGAATTTGCGTTTAGATAGTCGGCTTCGTCAAGGATAACATACTTACGTCCGCCTGTGAACGATACGGTCGCAGCGAAGTTACGAATGTCGTGTCGTAGAGTGTCGATGTTACCATTCATTGATCCGTTGATGACGATGTAGTCCGCGTTGATTTCTTCGAGCATGGCACGAGCCACTGTAGTTTTACCAACACCAGCACTACCAGAGAGAAGAAGATTTGGAATATCACCATTGTTCACAAACTGTAGGAATGTTAGTTTAAGATCTTCAGGCAGAATACAATCTGCAATCTTGCGAGGACGATACTTTTCAACCCAGAGGAATTCTTCGCGCATTTTGGCTCCATATCAAAAAGAAGGAAGGGGACCGAAGTCCCCTTATAATCACTCACCGTATTTGCTGCTCTGTTCAGTAGCAATCCAGTATTCAACATCATTAGTCTTAGAAGCAAAGTGCGCGATACCTTTAGCGGAAACGCGAACTTCATAATTGCGATTCAGGATCTTCAGGTTTTCAATCTTGAAGATCATCTTATAGTTTACCTTAGCTTCACCAACTTCATACTCAAATGAGTTTGATGCTTCGTTGCGAGAATCGATCGCAGCAAGATATGCTTTACCGTTACGACCGACAAGAGCAAGCTCAGGCAGAGAAAGAACACCAGCTGCACGAAGCGCACTCTGCAGTGCAGTGTCTTCGAGAGTAAAGCTGATCTCTGTAGAAGGAAGATTGATTTCCTTAGACGGAGGTGACTGGATCAAATCGCTCTTTGCATAACGAAGAGTTGTCTTAGCCTTACCATTGCTGATGACGATGGACTCATCACCGAGCTTCAGATCAGGATCATCAAACATTGAAACAGTAGAGATAAACTGAGACAAGTCGTAGATAGCAAACTCCTTGTCGAAGTTTTCGCTGACGTTAGCCTTAGCAAGAACTGTCTTCTGTGGCGAAACAGTTTTCTGAATCTGACCAGCCTGAAAGATCAGGGATGGATTGATAGCAGCGAAGTTCTTGAGGATTTCCGTAGTTTCTTTAGATAGCTTCATCATATAACCTCCTAGATGTAAATAGTATCACGTTTATGTGCAGTTGTCAAGTGTTTCATTTCAGCTTCTTTGGTTTAGAGCTCTCGTCAGCAGTAGCGCCAGCACCAATCTGAGCCAGATCAATAAGCGAACCGCCAAACACATAAGAACCCATGTGCTGGAGCTTCATCCAAGGACACAACCAAGTTTTGATACCGATATCCCAAGCTTTTTGGCAGAACCAGTAGTCTTCTGATAGATATCGCTTAGATGCTGGATCAACTTCAGCTTGGAAAGCCATAAGGATCTCGCGCGAACCATCGAAGTGTTCTGTGCGAACGTGATCTGGCTTATACATGTATTGTGGATATGCAGCCTGGAACTTTTCCAACGCAGCGCGTTGAATCATCATGAAGCCAGTGCCGCCTTCAAGAACTTCAACTGGTTCATCGAGAGCGATAGATCCAGTGCCTTCCTTTGGATTGAAGACGTAGTCGCCAACATACTTTTCAAGAACGCTAGGATCTTTGTCTGCGAATCCTTTATCGACTGCGCGCTTAATCTTTTCCCAAGCGATACACTTCTTTGGATAAGGACCGCATACAATATGCTTGTCTGATCCTTCTTCTGCGATAACAGAAAGAGCGATAACGTCGTTCGGGTCAAAGCCAATGTCCGAGTCAATGAACATCAGGTGAGTGCAGTCTGAACGCAAAAATTCGTCCACGAGATAGTTTCGTGCACGAGTAATGAGTGATTCATTGAAGAGATAGAAGAAGCGAACGTCCATACCATACTGAGCAGCCAGCATAGCAAGATCAGCTGTTGACTTACAATACTGTCCACCACAGATACCGCCATACATTGGCGTAGCGACGAAGATCTTCTTTTTGCGTAGTTCTTCAATAGATACTGAAATTTCAATTGCTGCCATGATTACTCCAAAGTGAAATGATGATATTATGTATGCTAGGCTTACAGCGTTTCAGCAATCTCAGCCTGCTTTTTTCTCCAACGAACCACAGCAGCTTGCTTCTTCATGCGTCGCTTGATAGAAGGCTTTGTATAGTGTTCGTGCTCAGCAAGATCACGCAGAAGGTTTTCACGCTGAACCTTTTTCTTCAAAATGCGAAGAGCACCGTTCACATCGTTATTACGAACAGTGACAGAAATTCCCTTGAGGTGTTCCCAAGGTTCACGATTATCAGTAGCCAATTATAACTCCATAGAAGTAAGAGGGGAGACGTAATGGTCCATCCCCCCTCTATATAGCTTACGCTGCGTGCGTGAAAACTTCGTTGCCCATCATAGCATAAGCAAGCGAAACCATCTTGCGCGAAGGCGTGCCGAGGCGATACTTCAGGGTGACTTCACCCTTTGAATTAGTGCGCTCGTTCAGATAGATAGCGTGACCAGATTCACGGAGCGAACGAATCACTTCATGAGGATTGCCTGCACCGAATCGCGAACGAATCTGTGCAGCGGTCAGTTCCTCACCATTCTGGAGAGCGGTGAGAACGGATGCAGTCTTAGTCATAACAATATACTCCATTGGTGGTTTGAATTACACTCAGAAAGAAACTTCCTGAGTGTTCTCCGCTGCGGGTGGAGCAGCCGGAGTCTCGGGGACGGGATTGATCGTAGGATCAACCTTTGCATAGAGATCAAGGAACGCAGTCTTTGTCTCTTCGTCGAAACGATTGATGCACAAACGGATAGCCTTCATGCGATCGCCGATCATGCGATACGTCTGTGCAATATGAACAAGGCGACGAGTTGAGATGAGTTCGTCAATCGCACCTTCGGTGAAAGTCTTGCGGATGATTTCCGACCAGACAGTAAGATGCTCGATGAGCGCCTTATCATCTTCAGTAATTATATCATCACTGAGATAGTTTGTCAAGATCTTTTTCTCGATAGCAGCAGTCGGATATTCCTGCTCAATCGTGATCGGGAAACGCTCGAGCCAAGCATCGTCGAGCATCGTAGCAGCGACATAACGACCGTCGTCAGAACCACGACCCTTGGTATTAGC